AAAAGTCAAAATAAAAAACGCCCCGACTAAGGGGCGTTACTGTTATGCTTAACCGTTAATACGTTTAATTACGGTTTCAAGTTTTTCTGTTACGGCCAGGTCAGTTTCTTCGTTCTCTGCACGTAACACTACGGTGGTGCGATAGCCACGTTTCGCAAGTTCATCACTCGCAGGATAGATGGCGACTACTTTCTCTGCATTAACAAAGAAACGGAATTGTTGGTTGTCGGCATTTAAGCCGTGTAATGGGATAAATTTCATTTTAATTTCCTTCTTGTTTGTTTCGCTCAAATTCAATGAGCATTTGTAAGTAGTGCATTGCTTTCTCTAGGTCTGCAATACCGTTCTTACGCTTGTGGCGGACAACATATTTAATTACGTTGCCTTCCATATAACCAATGTCGTTCGCTACGATGAACTCCACTGGTTGAATCTTACATTGTTTGTAATGGTCTCCACCTACTTGCGTACTTAGGGCAGAGCTACTGCTTACTTCTGACATATATCACCTCAATGTTTAATTTAATTGTTTAGTAAAACGATCTACCATTTCTTCTTGCACCAAACACGTTTGTTTTTGTCCGTCTAGCGATTTGTAATCTGCTTCCTTCAAACGTATAAACAGTGTCGCTTCATGTATTAAATGCTCGAATAAATAGATAAACGCTGCTTCGTCCTCGTCATAATATGCGTCCACTGTGGCACTTGTTAGCCCTACTAGGCGTTCGTTATTCACACTACCGAGGGTAGGTAGGGATTTAAATGTTTCATTCCAAATACCTTTATCATCTCGCTTGAACACACCTTTTCGCTCCAATACTTCGAACTCCGCTTTAAGAGCAAGCATATCTACTATCTTAATTAGTTTGTCCGCACCTTTCGCATTTTCGTGTTTTGCGTTTAGCTGAAACAATATTTCACGATGGATCGATTTCTCTAGTCGATCCCACTGGTTACTCACCAAGTCTTTTACTGGTGTTGCTATATCCCCTACGTATCCTTCCTGTGCGTCGTGCAATAAACCTAATAAAGCGATGTGTGGATTACCAGTAAGGTAAAATAAAATGTTCGCTACGATTGTGCTATGCCCTGCTACGCTTATTCCCCATCCGTTGAAACGTTTAACCTTCGCAAGTAATTTGGCGATTTCTTCTATCTCAAACTTATAGGTGCTTGGCTGATGCAAGGTGATAACGTTACCTGTAGGCAACGCTTTAATACCACTTAGATTCATCGTTAAGTACCTCGATGTTTATTTTGATCCCGTGACTTGCACAGAAGTTTTTCAACTTAGCAATGCGATTGTTTAATTGAATAGGTAATTTGCGCTGATGATATACTTCGCGTTTATACGCTGCAGCACACGTTTTGCATCTGTACCCTACCTTACCCCCATGTTGCTTCTCGAACTCGCTGAATGGCTTCGTTTCTAAGCAAATAGGGCATCTTTTAGTTTGTTCTAAACACATAGTAATTCTCCCGTCGCTAAATCATATACATCTAATTTTCTGTCATTTTGGTCAAACTCTGTTCCTTTAGTTGCAAAGCGAACAAAGTCCTTAAGGCTGTTTAAGCTTCCACTACTACCTGGTTCAAGGCTTTCGTGCATCAGTTCCCACACTCGCCACGCTGCGGATAGTTCAGAGCTCATAGCACCAATCACGATAAACTGATCAGGATCAATCTCACATAAATCGCCTGCATAGTTAGCAAGATAAACCCGTTTGCCAATTGGTGATACGTCGACAACGATCCCCAAGAATACACCCAGTGCATCTTCACCTAAAATCGACCGCACTTTATTAATCACTTCTTGGTCGAAGTAGCTTCTTATAACTTCTTCGCCTAACGCACATTCCTTAAACGAACCACTGAATGCAAAGTATCTGGCGATGTCACCTACTTGGATCTTGAAAACTTTTGGTGCTTCAATCGTTGTGTAGTACCCGTAGGTACAGCGACGGTCTGCGAGAAGGTAACGTCCGTTATAAACTATTTGTGTCATTTCTTACTCCTGTGAATAAATTACGGGTATTGCTACCCACTCTGTTTGTACAACCGCACCTTTCGCGGTTCTGTATTCATACAACTGCTCAATTACTTGTGAGTTACCACTCACAACGCAACGTAGGCTCATTGTAGGAAAGGCAGAGGTTTCCTCTGCGCTTTCTTCTTTCTTCTTAAATTTCGACCAATCTTTATTCATCGTTGTCCTCTACTATTTGATCTAGAGTGGACTTCACTAAGTCATCAGCCTTAATTGATAAGCAGTAAACTCTACCAGACGTTTGTGGTAAGCCTTGCGATATCACTCGTCTCGCACTCGCTTCAAGTAGTAACCCACGTTGCTGCAACGTATCTCTAATTGCATTTACGCCAACACCGCGTTTGGCCAGGTATTCCTTCAAGGCTGTGGTACGTATGTAAACTATACCAGTGTCTTGTTCGTAGCGTACATTTAACGCGCCTTGTGGGAACAAACGAACCATTACTGCGCCTTCTGTCGTACCTTTGTCTGTTACTACGGTGTTACGTGTGTTCTCAGCTAAGAAGCTTGCGATTACATCAGTCGCGCTGAACTCGTAGGTGTCTTTGTTGTGACGGTTTAGTTTCACGATTTCGCAGAGCTTGTCAAAGACGGCCTGCATATCCCATTCTACTAATCCCATCTTGTTCGCCAGTACACCGGCTACATAAATCACGGAGCAACCTGTGATCCAGAAACGTTCTTCTGACGTAGCTTCAAGTGTAGTACTGAAAGTCTCGGTAGTACGATCAATCATTTCTTGTACTTGAGTTTGTGGGATACGCACTAAGTTACGTAGCCACTCTGCGCCTGCGACACCGTAGTTCTCACGAATAGGTTTCTTAATTAAGTATTCGCCTTCATGAACTGACAACGTAGGCTTAGGTAGTCTAAACTCTAACGTACGTGAAATTTCCGCTGCAACGTCTTCTTTCGCTGTATTAATACGGTCAATTAGCGAGAAGTTACCACTTGATAGTACCATCAACTGCCAAGACAGATTATCCACACGCTCACGCATATTTGAATCTAAGCGTCGTTTAGTACGACCTTGTGTTACACCTAGCAATAAGTCTGATGTTGCACGCGGGTCAAGGTTAGATAACTCATCGATTGTCACAGCGATGTTAGTCCAGCGACCAAAACGTTCTTCTATAGCATTGACAGTGTCCTTCGCGTTAAGTAATAAGTCACTAGGGTTACCCCAGACACCATTCATCATTTCTTGGGTTGTAGTTTTACCATAACCAGGCTTGGTCATTAGGTGTAACCAGATACCGTTATAGTTGGTAAATCGCATCAAGCTAGAACTGAAACTACTCAATAAGCAGATTTGTTGTTCCACTGCGTTAATCGAACCTAGGCGGCGCATGAGTTCTTTCCAACCTTCTAGTGTACCTGCTTGATCAAAGTAACCGCAGTAGTTTTTCACATTCGCATGGGGTTGAACTGTTACCACACCGTCAGGGCGATAGAGCTTGTTACCTAACAAGAACTGTGGTTTATTGCCGTCCCAGCCGAAGTGTTGTAGTTGTCTTACTTCGTCCATTAATTCCTGCACCTCGTTTTGGTACGCCCTTAAATACATAATAAGCGTACCCATGTTTTTCTCAGAAATTGAAACTCCGGCTGCACCAAGTCTTTGCTTCAATTTATCCTGCGCATACCAGTCCTTCATTGGGAAGGAGACTTCTTGGTACTTGCCACCTTGTCCTACGCGTAGTAGGTACTTAACCATGATATTTTGTTCGCCATCTATTACTTCGACGAACTTAGTCATGATCGGGAACATATCCCCTTTAAAGAAAACTTTCTCTACTTCGTTCTCTATGACCACTAAGCCTTTGTGTGT